AAAACAGACCGTGACATCACCTGTTTTCGGCCTAGCCGAGTGACATCAAATCAGAGTCATCGTTATTAGAAGTGGGGGAGCCGATGGCCTCCAGCTTCGACACAAGCTCCTGCTGCTTGTTAGGGTACAAATGGGCATAGGTCCGCATGACGACGGGAACGGTGTCCCCGATTCGCTTGGCCACCAGAACAATAGAATATCCAAGTTCGATACAGAGAGAAACATGGCTGTGCCTAAGATCATGGACGCGAATGTCCGGCAGATAGGTTAGCTGGGTGCAGCGGGTCAGTTCTTTGTTGAGGGCCGTACAGGTCATGTAAAATACCCGATCATCTGGGGTTAGGCCGTATAGCTTAGAACAGTAGGTACGGAATTCTTCTGCCAGCCAATGGGGGATAGGCACATTCCTGTTGCCACCCTTTTTGCTGTTCTTGGTGGGGCCGAGAATGTCTTGACCCTTTTTCCGATGGTAGGTTTTATAGATTCGCAGCTGGTCATCATCGGTCAGGTCTTTCGGCAACAATGCCAGCATTTCACCTTCGCGGCATCCTGTCCAAAACAGAATGTCAAATGCCAGGAGATAGGCTTCATTGCGGAATTCCTTCCGCAAAATTTCATACTGGTCTTTCGTTATGATAAGCATTTCCCCGGCAACGGAGGAACCCATATAGCCGGCCGCATCGCACGGGTTGAACCGAAGGCCGTAGAATGTCTGGGCGTAGTTGAAGAGGGCAGTCAACTGTGCGTGGATAGTGTAGAGATATGTTTCGGCATAGGGCAGACCAGTGGCTTCGCCCATCTCTTTGACCCGTTGTTGCCAGTCTCGAATATCTAGGGCTGTGATTTCGTTCATTTTCCGGTTTCCGAGAAGTGGAACAATTTTTGTGTCAAAAATATTTCGCTTAGTGTCCATTGTGGTGTCGCGGACATGATGCTCCCGGTCGTTGAAGTATAACTCCACAAAGCTGGCAAGCGTCATATCACAGCTTTTTGCTTTCTGCAGATGAAATTCCCGCTCCCACTCCTGCGCTTCGCGGCGGGTTTTGAAGCCGCGCTTGCGCTTTTGCTTTTGCGCTCCGGTGAAATCAGTATATCGAAACTGGCAATACCAAGTTCCCGTTTTTTCGTCTTTATAGCAGGGCATCGAATATACCTCCTGAAGAGTTTATAAATCCCCGACCATTTTTATAATGGCCGGGGTCTTTTTTTATTGTGGAAGAATTGCCTTGAACTGGTCTACGTTGTCGGAATTGCTAAGCAGAAAATAAATATTTAGTCCGCTATCAGAGCGGATTTGCAGTCTGCCATATTCGCAAACAAGGCATTTTTTGTTGTTCTTATAGCGCCGGTCAGGAGAACCATCGGCGTTTACTCGGAGCCAAGTTTCTTTGACCACTTTACTGTCTGCCGGCAGATGATCCTGATCCGTGATGTAGTTGACAGAATCGACCTCAAACGATATTTCGGAGAGGTCGTAAGCGCTGATTTTGCTATTGTGGAGATAGAACACCTTATCCGGGAAAATATAAATGGACTCCTTCTTATTCAGAGCAGCCGAAAAGACGGGCACATTTGTTCTGAGAAAATAGGGGAGTGCAGGCATTCCGAGAGCTTTTTCTTCGGATACGGTTTTCTCGGCACCGCCATTCTTTTTTGCGCTGCTGTTGGTGTGGGTTTCGGGTACATAGAAAACGGCATCACAGGCAAATAATTTACGCCAGGCGTTATACCATTCTTCGTAGGCATCAAACTGTTCATCGGCGAAATCGTATTCCAAATTTACAGGAGCAATATAGTGGGCATAGAGAAATACGATGAATGATAAAATGGTCAGGAAAAGCCGCTGCGGTGTATGAAGAACGATGAAAGCGAGCAGGCCGATAGCCCCAACGATAAGTGAGGCTTTATTGAGAAAGCAAACCCGGTTGATTCGCTTCATAAGCGCCTTGAAGTCGGAATCTTTATAGTCTGCGCGGTCGGTAGACTGAATAACTTCCGTATCTGTATATGGTTCTTCTTTTAGAGCGCTTTTTCGTGCAGATTTATAAATGGATTCCTCGGTCGAATAACTCAGTCCAGTTCCCGGGATGGAGGCGGTTTGCCGGATTTTTCCGTTCGCTGTTTTGGTGATTCGATACCCGGGAACACCCCATGAGTATCCAACACCGCTACCAGAAATATTGATGCGGAACCCACCACCAAGCCGAATGCTTTTTCTATACCTGAATCCCATATCACACCATAACCTTTCCTGTTATTTTATCACGAGCATTGGTATATGTTTCCAAAAGCTGGAAATGCAAAGTACAGATGTCATACTCTTTCAATGGCCTATCTGTAAGCCGGGAAGGAGTGATGGCACATGGCAGCATCGGATGAACACCCGAAGCACGGAGAAGTGCTGGATGAAGTTCTGCGGGACGAAATCAAGGATTTACCCCCTGAACAGATCCGGCAGGTGCTTGAGTACATCGGGCAGCTGAAGGAGCAGTAACGCATCCTTCAGCATGGGCAGGCTCCCTTATTGGGGGTCTGCCTTTTGTTCTGCATCCAGAAATTTCAGGAAGCGAACGTATTCTATAACCTTTAGCATTTCATCATCGGCCAGGCTCTGAACGCTGTCTAAAAGCTGCTGCTGTAAGGCGTTCTTAACACTTGACTCCGGTACGTCTACCTCTCCGCGAAGATAGGCGACAGATACCCCATAAAGGTCTGCAATGGCTGCTAGGTCTGAGTCGGTAGGGGCGGCTTTGCCGTCTTTCCAACCTGCAATTAGAGAACGGCTCTTTCCACATAGGCGCGCTATAAAAGCGCCTGATGTGCCATAGCGTTCGGTCAAATCGACGATGCGTTGTACTGTAACCGTCATACGTTTTACCAGCTTTCTTCTAAGAATCTTGTGCACGGTGCTGAAATCTAACAAATGTTTGCTTTGCGGTCTTGTCCTCTAACAAGTGTTGGATTATTATATAATCACAATCAAACATTTGTTAGATTGCAAGAGCCAATGGAGGACAGGACAATGAGAACAGTAAAATACAGCGAATTGAGCCGGGCGATGCATGATTTCACAAAGCAGATTGACACGCTGGATGAGTGCATCGAAGTTGGCTTGGTTTCAGGCGAAAAGGTGCAGATTAGCATTTCGGCCAGCTGCCCGGAAGCAACCCCGGAGAGAGTAGCAGAGTTCGCAAAGCATCTGTCTGAAGTTGCAGTGGCGGCAAAGAACTTTAAATACGCCGGTTGTACAATTGTTCGATAAGGAGGATTCGATTATGACGTATGCAGACATCAACAAAATGTTCACCGCTGAGGTAAGCAAGTACTTGGCGCGTGGATATCACTTCAACGCAGCGAGCATGAGTGGGAGCCAAGGTGAAACTGCCAAGGTTGATCTGACCAACGGCACGGAGATAATTCGAGTTCTGCTTCGAACCTTTTCCGATGGCTGGGATAAGCAGGGAACGGAACTGTTTGTTGGCCGTGTGGCCGAGAAAGAGAATGTACGTCGGGATGTGGCTTACTGCGTCAACACGATTTGGAATAACCGTCTGGAGCCGGTCAGCAGCCAGCGCTTCTACGAAGTGAATGGATATGGAGATTCCAACAAGTTCTATGGCACAGAAGCGGATGCGGAAGCCGTTAGCAAGGTACGGATGCGCCGCTATGCACAGTGCCCGAGCCGCCAGAATAAGGACATGACCAACGCCCAAACCATCAAGATTGCCGTTCCGTTCATTCGCCGGAAACTGGGCATCAAGAACGTGGACAAGAAGCGCATTGAGGTGTTCCGCACGCCGGATCACCGGTACATCATCAGCTATCGCGGCACTGGGTACCAGCTGAACAGAAAGGAGGACTGAACCACAATAGCATGACCGAAACCAACACCTTTGAAACACAGGAGGATTGACTATGTATTGCAACAAGTTTTTTAAGACCGAGGATGAAGCCAAAGCGTTCCAGAAGTCCCACGGCGGGGCTCTGTACAAGAACGTCAAGCGGAGCCACACCCGGGAATCGTACCGGGTGGAAGCCGCAATGGCTGTGCAGGGCGGCTGGATGCACGGCGCTGATCTGGATGCACACCCGTACTGTGTGGCATGGAATGGCGAACCGCTGAAAGCAAGAAAGGAGAATTAAGCCATGAAAGCACTGAAAATTGAGCCGGGCAAAGCCCCGGAACGCATTAACGTTGCCAACGAACTTGCAAGCCTGCAGAGCCTTGTAGGCGGCTATATTGAGGTGATCTACCCGGATGAACGCCGCCCGGTCGGCCTGATCTGCAATGAGGAGGGCAAGTGCTGCGGGCTTGAACTGAACCGGGCGTTGTACAAGAACGGTAAGCCCTACGACATCATTGCCGGCACGTT